GGAAACCCCTTGACACCACCAACATGGATACCGGCAATCATCGCTCCATCAGATTCAATAATAAGCGGTTGTCCACACTTGCCAGGGTAATGGAGTGGATCGTCATATTGGAACATGCCGGCTATATGAATCGGACCATTACTATCCGAGAGCTCGCGAACGCCCTCTAAAATCTGGGCGTGGACTCCCATACCTTCCAATACACCGTCATATCGCGCGAAATTACACCGCGCACTCGCGATATGCTTCGTTATATCACGAAAATTTATCGCCTGGAGACGAATTACAGTCAGGTCATTTCCCAACTCCGAACGCTCTGCGTGTGTAATAAGAGTATCAATCGTAATGGAATTGTTGGCATCCGTACGTCCGGTTTGAGCTATCTGTATACTCACAACATCACCTCTCCCGAGAGAGTGGGTATTAATGAGCGCAAAATTACCCTTTAACCCCAAGACATGTGCTTTCGTATTTGTATTAGATTGTATATAGCACTGCCGGATATTGGAACGAATAGCATCATACAATTCCTTCATACTCCCCTTATGCTTGGGCTTGGGGTCATTTTTCACTTGTACATTCCAAATCTCCGAATTCTTCACCGGAATGCGAGCACCGTGTTCATCGCATCCACTCTTTTCCTCCCAATCCATGAGTTTAGAATCGTTGGGCGCGACAAGAAAGCTTGATGCCTCCGTGTCACAATCCCTACATACTTCAGGTCCTGAGTGCCCTTTCAGACAAGCGGGAAAGTACGTATCACAGCGATAGCACCAAGTGTAGTACTCATCACCGTGTGGAGCCGTGCAAGTATCACACTTACGTGATACAACGCAATCCTCACACAGCTCACCAATCTTCACACCATGTGGAGCATGCGCGCTACACGATATGAAGTTTCCATCGTCCTTGGGGCACTTTTTCACTTCCCTAGAGTCCCAAAACCGGTTCTTCACATACTTGTAACCAACATAAACGGTGATGCCTGCCAAAACACCACTCAATGCCACCATAGCGGCGGTGCACTGGGAACGATAAGTATCCCATTCTGGCGTCTCGTAAATATTTTCAATTTTGTTGGTATTAAAAAGCATGCATAAGCGCTTCTTATAATGCACATACCACGGTGCGGCCTTACCAGACCAGGAGTATGGCATGAATGGCCAAAGGACCTTACAAAGCGCACCAAACATACAATAACCAAATATAGCCCACGACGTCATGAAGAAAACCGCAAATGGATTCCAGACATAAGTTTTAGCGGTGGTAGATCTCTGAGAAGGTGTCTCACGCGGTGAAGTATAATACACACGACCCGACTGATCGACACGCGGGACAACATTACCCTCAGTCACAGTGGTCTCTTCAAGTACAGCCTCGGGAACCCTCTCCTCTGGCTTGTACAATGCAGGCATCTCTTCATAGAAAATAGGGGTGTTAATGGACTTTGGATAATTTAATGATACAAAATCCGGATCACCATAACGAGCAGAATCATAAAGCTCGGGAGATAATTCGTGGAGGCGCGTTTGGGTCTCAAAGTGAGTTTTCATCTCCAACTCCAGAATTCGTGTAAACTTAAAGATATCATCATCAGCGCCGCCATCCATAAATACATTTTCCTTCCACGTATTCTTACTCATAGGCGTATATGTAACGTATTTTATACGCCAACGATCCATCTTAAACTGATCCTCAGGGTCAGCAAGAGACAAGGCCGAATTCAGCGCAGATGTGCCGGACGTACGATACTGGCCCTTGACAATAATTTCTATGAATCGAAATCTGCGACGATACGCAGCCTCATTACAAACGAGTTGGTCAAGATTCATAAAGGGATTATTATTGTCTATTATGACCAACTCGGGAAGTGCAGGGTCTTTTCCTTTCTCCCCAAACGCCTTATTCGGTGTAAACTTCACGCCATCGACCAGCGAGGACGCTTCCACTACCGCAGGATCCCCCCGATTATTGGCGGCTTGCTTAGTTATATTGCCAAGTTCGGAGTAGTGTACAACCGGATGGGCGAGTGGATGATACTGTTCCCAATACTCACTAGTAACAACGCGCGGAAAGATCTGATTGGGATTAAATTTCCTCCCCATAACACGCGCTAGTATATCACATATAAAATATAGGAATTTACTCTTGCCTATACCTGGATCGCCATGCAACACAATACCAAAAGGGGTAAGACGATCGCCTCCCCCCATCATGTTCATGGCTGTGGTACGCAAATCAAGAAGTTTAGGTTTCAATTTCTCAATGGTCTCATGGCACAAAGCGTATGGATTAAGACAAGATTTATAGTCCTTAAAAATCTGAAGTACGGGATCCGCACGCAATATAAACTCACGTGCCGCCATATGTTCCTCGACGGGCAGCCCGAAAATGATGCGTCCATTAAAGCTCAATAAGGTACGAGCCTCCACAATCGCGGCATCAATAGGATTACTGGTGCGAAATAATTCCGAGATTGGTAGACCTTGAAAATAGCCCTCACCAAATCGTATCAATGATATAACGGAATCCGCAGCCAAATTTATGAGCTCCAAAATTGACATCTTCGTAGGCTTACCGAAGAAATTATATAGCCCTTGGGCCGTGCTCTTCCCAAAAATTTTGTGACTAGCCATCGCCAACAACAAATCACGACAAATACGACCAACGTCGCCAGTTATAGACGACACCAAGAAACTCTTCAGCTCCTCTAGGCGATCAGAATACGCCTCAGTTCGCCGTCGCGATCCAAAATAATTATATAGAGTGTCCTTAATAAGATCCCCAAAGACATGCATCCAATCAAAATTATGGATATGCGGCCTCAGAGTATATAAGGCCGAGTAAATGTCAACTAGAGACTCGGCCTTATAACACAGGTAAATCGCATTAATCCAAGGCCCACCAATATCCATAAGAAGAGGGTGTTGTCCAAAGGGCGACAACATCCCAAGCAAGCCATTTAAAGAGTACGGAGCAGGTTTCCCCCGAACATCAAGGGTGCCTAAGAGAAGTCGCGTATAATCAGTGCCCGCTTCAGTCACAATACCACGCCGTTTCGCACGTTGATGCGACAAGAAAGCGCGTCTATCTTCCTTCGCTAAATTTTTTGCTAAGCGAAACTCAAACAGACACTGGCGCGATAACGATTTTCGCTCAGCCTCATCCTTAATAATAGCGTCCTCAATTGACGCAACTTCAATTTCATCATCAAGATCCCGGGAGGCACGCTCACGCGAGCGCCGGATACGTCTAGCGGCGGCATCTTTGGCCGCCTGATTCTTCAATTTAGAGTTAATGTTCCGAGCTCGCAGATTCCGCCCTCGGACCAGTGCGGGACGTTTAGAATCGCGAGCAACTTCCTTCAATGAGACGATACGTTTACCATCAGGCAACAACGTACCATTGTTAAGTTCAAAATAAGACGTGGGGGTATATTTACGTCGCAATCGAATGCGACGTGTGCGAAACTCCTTATAGGGATTGGGAGCCACATATGCATTCTGACGCTCCAACACTGGCATTCCAGCATTCTGGGCGTCTTGGATCTCGGATTCAAAATCATGATCCTCCAAGAGCTGATGCTCATACAGAACATCCACAGCAGCGCTCTCGGTATTAATCCGAGGCGCATATTTTTTAAAAATAGCAGGCTCTAAATTGCGCCGCGGAGAAGTGGAAATATCCTCATCAAAATCAAAGGACAAGTCATCTTCCGACGAATAGGCGCTATCATCACAGCGCATAGACTCATCATCACTAGAGTCGGAAGCATAAGGGGAAATGCCCATTGCATCAGCGACGCCCATATGCCGGTAATAATCATTTATTGACATAGACGGACGAAGGCCCAAAAGTCGATCAAAAGGGTTTATAGCACGCAACTCTAAAAAGTCGCGATTGGTAATAGGTGGCGTAAACACGACATCGTCCTCATCAGACTCATCGTCCGAAGGAAAGAGCTGAGTACCATAATGACGTATATAGGGCATAGAATTAGAAGTAGCATGTTGGGAAATCAGATCTGTAGATAACATCAGCGGCGCTACACGCTGGTACACAGACCCAAATGCGACATTCGCTCGTTCGTCAGGCGAGCTAGAGTCGGCTTCAAAATTGTCATTTCTACTTGTAATTACGCTAGAAAAAGTTGAATTCATGGTGCCGTTAGGCGAATTTCCAATTACACATTAACATCACAACAAAGTAAATAACAAAGAGTCTCAAAAACAAACAATCTGACAACAAATAAAATTCCTCCCTGAGGACATGTCCACCCCAATGACAAAGGGTAGACACTTGATCGGACAGGCACGCGTACTCTGACACTTACTCTCTTTACACACCGGACATGAACAGAGCCTCCTCCGCCACTACACGACGGGTGGGACCGAGAATGAAGATTAGTACGATTTCCTTAGACGGATCTTTTACGGTCTACGGGGCAATCACTTCCCCGCAGACAATAAGCACATGGGACAGTCCCCACACCTTTATATTTCAGCAAGCTCCACTCTACCGCAGCCAGGTATTCTTGCATACTTCACGAAAAATCGAGTAAAAGGATCAGGGCCACAACCATGGGAGCAGAACTCTTCCCCTAGATTCTAAAAAATTTGAAAAAATAAGTCAACATGAGACAAAAAGTACAGAACAATGTCACCCCCACGAAGGGGGCTAGCAAGATAAAAGCCGAGAAAAACGGAGTGAAAAGAGGACGTAAAAGGACGCAACCTCAGAACAGTAAACACGTAAATCTCTTCAAGCATAAACACGAAACGGGGGTTATTAGCAACTCCAAAGACAACCCCAAAACTTTATCTATCTACACGCGCTTATTAACATCACAATGAAAAACGCGAAATCATTTAAAAATGGCGCTAGTTTCAGTAACTAGCAAAACCTTTCTCTTCGTCCGTTCCGGAATAAGTAGGGAACAGAATAAGGGTTTTTCCTTGAATGAGTGTAGTAAAACAGAATTTGAGTAAAGAACATACAAAACCAACGGTCACCAGTAGCAACCGAAAGTTAAGAGCAGTACAGAAACGCTGCACACCAACTAAAATCGATACCAAAGGTTAACGAGATACAATAAATGCTCGTAAAACCAATTTAACCAAAAATAGCTAGGGTATAC